CTCCTTGGTATCTAGGAGGGCCTCGATGTTCTGGAGCATCTTCGAGCGGGTCTCGATGGCGTCGAAGTAGGGTTTTTGTTTTGCCATGGGGAATGTTTACCTTACCAGGATGCGATGTAGAAGACGTCGGATTTGCCCCTCCTCACCACACGGATGAGGTGGTCGATGGCGCGTACTTCGCTATCCACCGCGGACTGGACGTCTCCGGTGGAGTAGTGCAGTGTGGAGTAGTAATTCTCCCAGTACTCGCGCAATGTACTCCCGAACATCAACTCCACCTTGAGGCCGAGGAGATCCTGCTCATCGAGAGGGATAGGGGTGCCATTCATCACGGCCTCGGAGTCTATGCCGTGGCGCTCCTTCCCTATACCTAGCATCCACCTATTCATCTCGCGATTACTCCTCCAGTAGATGATCTCGGAGGCCACGGAGTAGTAGCCAGGGATACGCCACAGTGGGGTGTTGGGGTATCGGGCCTGCTTGGCCTTGGAGATTTTTCGTATGTAGGCGTCGAGGCCCATGGGCGAGTGGCGTTATATGGCTATCATATCATGGCCTGGTGGACCCGTTCCGTAGCGGTGGCCACCTCACCCACTGGCTACTTATCCGCAAGCGCGTGTGCGGGTTAAAGTCTAAGTAACTTAGCTACTACATTACTACGTTACTACATTACCATGGGACTATTCGACGATTCCGCGAAGCTCTTCAATATGTCGTTTCCCTGGGGGTTGGGGAGGTACAGAGCGGACATCGACTCCGAACTCGACGGCGAAGCCCCACCTCCCGACCTCGACTCCATCTCCGTGTATGTAGACGACGAGGGGAAAGTCAACTTCGATAAGGCGCTGGTGTCCTATGAGACCAAGGACCCCATCGATGTCCCCACAGAGCACTCCTACTCCCCAGACAATAATTTCATCGCCCAGCTCAACCGCACGCTGACGACTGTGCCCATAGGGGGCATAATCCTCTACCCTACGTACAATACCGGGAGCGCTTCCGTCTCCCAGAGAAGGTACTGGTTCGCGGGCATGGCGCCACGCTACCAAGGACGTGTGCGATACCCCGACGACACCCCTCCCGGGTTCGTTCCGTGCGTTGGCCAGGTACTACGCTACCCGGACGACTCTGCCTTCCAGGTGACCGACCTGGCCCCTCCTGTGACCTCCTGGGGGCAGTGGACGGGAGGGAGATTGGGTGGGAAGTGGGGGTTTGGGGGCTACGCTCCCGCCTGGGATTATCTGCCCGCGGTGAGGTACCTGCAGAGGGTACCGGAGGGGTGGAGCAAGGATCCGGTGGTTGATGGGAGGGGGAGTGTGTATTTGGATGAGGCAAAGCCAGACGTGGTGTGGAATTGGTGGTGGGGGAATGGGGACTGAGAGGGATTAGGACGGGCCTGTTTTTATCCGGCGCGAAGGCGTGAGGTGCCCTAACGCACGGCTGTGGCGGGCGGGAGCGCAAGGCAAGCCGATGGTGCCGGGCTCAATCAACGCTCGCGTATTGTCACAGTTGGGGGTGGGGGGTTACACAGCGTAGTGGCAAAGCATTAGAGTCTGTGCTAAACGGTCACGCCGAGTTTGTTTGTCTACATGTCTTTAAACGGGAACTTTTCTGGGTATGTGACAATCATATCATGGAAGGCGGGTCCTGTCAATGGGCGGGTAGCCACTTCGTGGCACCCAAAACCAGCTCGTGAACTGGCCACGGGAGGCTCGGCGTATTGTCACAATATTGACACATTTTCCTAGCAACCATTGACACATGCTTGTGGCCCTCTCACAGTGGCCACCCCCATCACATTTATACCCCCCTTCACATTTTAGGGCCAAAAACGGCCCAAAAACGGCTTAAAAAATGTGAGAGGGGGTCCCACTTTGCTCGGCTTACGGGTAGAATGGGCCGGGATTTTGGGACTTTGCGTGACTGCGGCCCTTGCGGCGTCTGGCCTGCTCGTTGGGAAAAACGCGCAGCGCGCGCTCTGTTACGCTCCAGGGGACCCCCCTCTTCACATTCTTTTTAGCTAATTTTGTGAAGGGGGGAGGGGGGCAGTTTTGAGAGGGATTTTCGCGCTGACGTATCACATTTGAGTCGGACAAATGGCGGTTTGCGTGTCCACGGTTTAAAGCTTACTGAACGGCTAAACTACATGGCTAAGAGCTCAGAGATAGTTCTACTACGGGATAGTTACTCTCTCCAGGATATAACTACCGTGGAGTCTAGGGAGAGGCTGAGTCACTCCCTCCTGGAGCTGGACCAGCGCTCGCTCACGGACCTCGAGCTACGCCGCTACTTCGACGGATTAAAAATAGCGATGGGGGCTTTCATTCAGAAAGTCTCCGTGCTAGAGACGAGTATACTCGAGCTACGGCGCGACCAAGCCGCGGCCGAGAGCCGCATGGAAGCCATGTACCTTAAAGCCCAACTTGAGATCAGGGAGCTGCGGGCGGAGATCTCGGAGATGAGGCTCAGCGAGGGGCGCATCAACCAGATCGTGAAGGTGGCCAAAGCGCTGCAGGGTAACGCCTACGCTCCCTACGCGGTTAAGTCCCTCGTCGAGGGAGTTATGAACTCCTCCCAGCAGAATAGTAAAGTTGCTAAGTTAGATACTACAAAACTACCAAACGATTTTACCAACAGACTGGAGTTCGCTCAGCAGAACGGTTTTAAGTGGAATCAGAACAATAGAGTACCGAGTAAGGCTGCTAAGCAGATAGAGGTTTTGGAGGAGTGGGAGAATCAGTTCTGCGAAGTGGAGAGCATGACGATGGTCCAGGTGCTGGATAAGTCGTATATTGTGAAGGTGGGGCCTGGGGCCATTGCTGGGGCGTTGATGTTGCTTGAGCGGGAACTGGGCGCGCTCCTGCCGGAGCGCAAGACCCTCTCGGTGTTCAACTGCTACCAACGGGCGGTGAAGATCTACAGCGAACGCCAGGCCACAAGCCGAGCTCTTCCACCTAGTAATTTCGACCTTAAAAGCCTCGTTTCGGCGGCTTTTTGCCACCTACCAGTGGAGGATATACAAGACATCGAAAAGCGGTTCAAAACTAGGGTTTTAGGCACGGTGGAGCAGGTAGTCTCGGCCATAAAGAAAACGGTATCCAAGGCCACTCTCCCTGCTTTTGTCAGCTGGAGGGAGGAGGATGGCTCGGATACCGAGAAACTGTACGCTTTACAGAGCGGGGCGTATGACACCCAGCTCGAGGAGTTTGTTGGTAGGTACTGGGTGGGTGGCTAGAAGACGTACGTGTTGTCGTCAAGGCTGACAACTTTGCGAAGTGAGCACTTGTCGAAGAGAAGGTTGTTAAATCCACTGGTGAGGTAAGCGTGCTCGTTCACCTCGTTGATGATCAGGTACCGTGGATCTGAGCCACAAGTACTTGCCCAATTACCAAGGCACCCGCTCCTGCAGAAAAACTCCTTTGCCTCTATCGAGCATTCAACGACGCTCTCAACGTCGCTTTTAAGATTGAGCATTAGCCCGAACTTGGAGAACTTAGAGCTTGTTAGGTCGTGAGCTTTGATAAACTCGTAAGCTTTCTCCACTCCGCCCGTAGTCTTGGTTGGATCGAGAAACTTCTTGCGGATGTACGTTGACACCATGCTTCCCACAGTGCGGATATTATCGCTCACGAGCGCTCTCTTAGAGCCAACTGCCTGCTCCATGAAGCTTAGAACTTCCGTGTAGAGTTCCCCACCCCATTGAAGAAGATCCGACTCTCTGAGATGGATCCAGTGGAGAGCGTGGGAGCGGGAAACCAATAGTAATTTAGCTAGTAGTTTTGCTGCAAAACTTTTTTGCGTTGTATCTCCTGAGTCTTTGTACATCTCGTGCAGAGAACCGACAAACTTGCCAAAGACGGATTTCTGAGCTGATGTCGACCCGGTTCCGTAGTTGCTTAGCCCGGTGTAGAGTTGCTCATTTGTGATTATGGACTCCCTCTTAAGCACAAGTAGAGTGGCTAGGGAGAATGGCCACGCTGTCGTAGCGGTTGTCATCTCCGAATCGTAGAGAAGGTTGAGCTTGAACTTCAACTCCGTATTCCTGATTGCTCTTCTGAACGCCCCAGCACTCATGCACTCCACGACTCTGTTCATAGCCCAGCAGCTAAGCTTAGGGCTTAGTAGCATAGCCCAGCAGAAGTGGTCGTTGGAGTGAAGGCGGTTGCTGTAGAACAGGCCACCGCTCTCGATTATGTACTTATTCGGATCGGAGTAGGCCAGGGAGAGTTTCCTGATCCACTCGTCGTCGTCAAACAGTTCGAGCATAGCAAACCCCGAGTTGCTAAGCACCTCCTCAAGGTAGAGTCGTGCCGCGGCGCGGAGGATTTTAACCCCCGCGTTAGGATTGCTGGCTATGGCTTTGCGTACCTTAACCGACCTGCTGGTATTCCAAATGAGAAGTAGATCCGCTTGGGACGCGTTCTCGTCCTGGGCCACTAGGATGTGTTCTTTGACGTTCAGAGCTGAAGCCATGTCAGCGGCTCCGCTTGCGATCCGTCATGAGTTTCACAAAGATCTCGTACCACATTTCCTTGGAACACTCCTCGCTGCAGCAGTACTCTACGGCGTAGACGGATTTGTAATTGGTCTTCTTGCCGCAGACTCCGCAGTATCCGGACTTGGCTTGCTGGCGATATACATCACCTTGGTACTCAAACCAAAGCTTATTGCGAAAGAGATTCTTGATTTGTTGTGCCATTGAAGTAAGGCTGACTTCCTACCTATTCTACACCAGTTTTATCCACTAGGTCAACCAGCTTCTCAGCGGGTTTACGTTCGGTAACAAACCGATCGTGAGCTTTGCGCTTCTTATCCCTGACCCTTTTCAACTCGCGACGGGCCAGGGCAAATATCCTCCACATGACTTCGGACATTGACGCGTCCTCGAAGAGATCGCGCCACTCGTCGAGTTGCTGGGCTACTTCCTCGCGTACGCGGATCGTCCGGTACTTGACAGGTTTCTGGTTTGAATCTTTGACTGATAGCACGGGATTAATTGCGAACAGACGGTTTATGGTATTATAACACTCATCTACCTTAACCTGTATATATGAGAAAGGAACGGCAATGGCCCGAGGTCTACGTCGATATCGGGTTCCTCAAGCGCCGCGATGTCATCAACAAAGTGCTTCGGGTGGATGAGGAGACTTACAACGTCAATTTCGAGCATCCTGTTCTCGGGCAGGTCGTGGAGATCTACGAGATAATAGATTCCGATACTCTCTGCTTGAAGTCGGTGTATCCGATGGAGATGCAGGATGATCAGGAGCAGATCGAGATCGCCAAGGACTACTACAACAATTACCTCCTAGATGGCGAGGAGACCTACCTCGAGTACTACAACGCCGAGATCGGCTACTTCCTCCTGTCACGGAATGTTAAGGAGGTTGACAATAAGCTCTGAGTGTGATAGGATGAAGACGTTAGATGCGTGTAGAAAGCGTGGCGACTAAAACCAAAGCCAAAATCCTAGATGTCTCTCTCTACCAGGAGTTGCAGAGTAGTTACCTCTCGTACTCGGTGGCGATCTTCAACCGAGCGCTGCCTAGCGTAGTCGATGGGCTTAAGTCCGCTCAGCGGCGTATCATCCTCGGTCTCAAGGATCTCAACTTAAAACCCGATGGACAGTATAAGAAAGTCTCAAGGCTCGAAGGCCACGTCCTCGGCTCCTACCACCCGCAGGGCGGATGTGCAGGAACTGCTATCAATATGGGCCAAGCTGTGGCCTTCCGTTACCTACTTACTGATATACACGGGAATGTTGGTGGTAGTATTCAATCCGGGCCGAGTACTGGACAATCCATTTCTGAGGATTCTCCAGCCGCTGCACGATACCTTGAAGTCAAGTCCTCAGCGCTGACTCAACGCATGCTTGTCGACGAGATCGATAAGCACTCCTGCCGCTGGAGGGATAACTACGACGGTTCCACTCAGGAAGTCATTGAGGTGGTGCCGACCATTCCCAACCTTCTCATCAACGGTGCCCAGGGCATTGCCGCTGGCTACGCCTGCCACCACATCTCCTACAACCTCTCCGAAGTAATCAAGGGAACTGTAGAGTATATTAAGAATCCCCGACTCACCTCCAAGAGCCTCTTCAAATTCATCAAAGGCCCCGACCTTCCCAACGGTGCCCGCATCCTCAACGACGAGGCCGTCTTCCAGGCTTTCGATAAAGGCTCCGGATCGTTGAAAGTGTACGGAACATGGGAAGTTAAGACGGTACCCCACGGCAAAAGGTCAACACGAGATGCTATTGTTATTACCTCTCTGGCTAGCGGAAGCTCGGAACGATTCCTCGAGCGCCTCAAGGAAGGCGTGGAAAGTGAGAAAATTGTGGGAGTTATCGACGCTCAGGACCACTCGTCCCGCGACGGTATTGAAATCCAAGTCATCCTGAAGACGGGAACAGACCCGCAGGGCGTGATCAGCCAGCTTTTGGCCTTCACGAATCTTTACGATACCATCAGCGTCAACGCTACGGCCATTGCGGGCAACCTTCCCACCATCTTCGGGGTGAAAGATATCATCGCTGAGTGGTACGGGGCCCGGTGCGAGGCTTTGCGCAACCGTTACAGGGCTGAATGTGACCGCTTAGGTGACAAGATTCACATCCTCGAAGGCTTGCTGACCATCCTGGCGGATATCGACGAGGTGGTGAAACTGATCCGCTCCTCAAAGACGAGGGACACAGCAGCCGAAAAGCTGAAAAAACGGTGGAAGTTGAGCGATGCTCAGGTCTCAGCGGTCCTCTCGATGCCCCTCAGCCGCCTTGTGAACGCTGAGAAGCTCGAATTGCAGTCACAAAAGACCGATCTGGAGACCCAGATGGCTCTCCTCATGGGGATTATTGGAGATCCGGCTCAGATGGATGCCCACATTATCGCCCAAGTCGAGTCGTTCAAGGATTTCGCCGACAAGCGCCGGACTCAGATTGTGGAGAAGGACACCATTGGTGTCGAAAAGGCCAAAACTACCACCAAGTCGGGCACTCGCAGGGTGAAAATGCCCTCGCCTAAGGACCGGATCAAGGAGGAGGGCAAGACTCTGGGTATGAAGCGCACGGAATTGACTAAATTCTTCGCTGAGAATGCCGGAAATACCGATCTCAAGGCCCGATGGACCCAATTCAAGGAGGATTGGGAGCATAATCGGTCTCTGACCACCAGGGATGGCAGAGTAAAGCGTAAAGAAGCCTTGGAATCCATGAAAGTTGCCGCGATTAAGAAGGGATTACCCAAACGTGGCCAACATTGCTGGAATAAGTTCATGGAAGGACGTGACAAAGACCGACTTAAGGACCTCGAGGTGGCTCTCAAGGACTGGATGGCCAACATAACAGCAATCTAAGCTGTTTAAAGCGTACCATACGCTCAATTAGTGATGAAATTGCCAAGAACGGCGGTTCTGATGCTCCGCGGAGTGGAGGGGTGTGGGGTTAGTACCTACGCCCGCCACTTCAAAGCATTTTTTGACAGCAAGAACGCCAAGTGTGACATATTTGCCCTAAATCTCAACGTTGGCCGGCCGGATACCTCCACGGACATCGATGTGGAAGTTTTCGCGTTCTCCGAAACCGCTGAAGTGGTCAATAGGATCAACCGGGACTACGATCTAGTCCTGGTTTTTAGTGTCCCAGCAAAAAACGCTCCTAGAGTTGTTGTGGATAACTACGTTGAATTTCTTATAGAGCCGATCTCCGTGCCGAAATGGATGATCAACCACGACCACCACTTCCTAAGCATAGGCCGCAACGCGGATTACGCAAACGCTATCGAGGCGTGCGATGGACTGCTATGTCACTCCCTCGCCGAGACTAAATCCGGGTTTATCTCTTGGCTGAAGAAGAAAAACATCTCCAAGGTAGCCAAGAAGATGGATGTGTTCTTCCACGTTCCCTTCGTAGAGCATCTCATGGACCTCGATAGAGGCGAAAAGCGTCAGAAGCGTCTTATCAATGCCGCAAGAGCGGTGGCTTGGAAGCGCGGTAGCATTGTTCTGAATCTCCACAATGCTCTTGCCGATAGAGGGTTCGTGACGGAGATGATAGGCTTCGAACGCTCGATCGCCGGCTACTCGCAGCTGAAGAACTACGAGAATAAGCTTAAATGGTTTACCGACTCCACATTCTACAAGCCGGTGAAAGGCCCCTCGGCCTTCTCATCTGCCCGAGTCAACAACGAACTCTTCGACTACCTCGATGAGGTGGGGCAGAACCCCGACTTTATGTACGTGATCGGCTCCTACGACTACAAGAGAGGTCTTCAGCGGATCTCGGAGAGCGCTTTCGCCACTCACCCTCGCTCCTTCGAGCACAACAACCTCGATTATGGTAACAACTTCGAGTACCAGGGGTTGGAGGCCGCTCTTCTTGCCGTGCCAATCTTCCACCGCCACTTCCTAGATACAGTGGTTCTTCCTGATGGGTCTGGGACTCTTGCCCAGACCGGAGTCTTCCTGTCCGTCGACGACGATAATCGCCACCTTACCAAGGGCGGGCCCCAAGTCCTCGATGTGGAAGAGTTTGCCAAACACCTCGATGAAATCTGGAGCGATTTCTCCGAGTACTACCGCATGAGGAAGAACTCGGTGGACTTGATCCGCTCCTACTACTCCTCCGAGGTCGTAGTCCCGCGGCTCCTCTCCGCTCTGTCATAGTTTCATAACATTTGGTTAAGGTTTACTCAAGAAGGGTTGAAAGGCAGGGCTTTCCATCCTATAATGGGATGGTGGGACGATCGCCAATCCTCCTTCGCTTATAAACCTCAATTACTCGTTTTCCTACTATGGTAGCTTCAATCGCTCAACAGCGCGAAGCAAGCAACGTATGGGAGCAGTTCTGCGAGTGGGTAACATCTACCAATAACCGCCTCTATGTGGGCTGGTTCGGTACCCTGATGATCCCCACTCTCATCGCAGCTACTGCCTGCTTCATCGTTGCCTTCATCGCTGCTCCTCCCGTCGACATCGACGGCATCCGCGAGCCCGTCGCTGGTTCGCTAATGTACGGTAACAACATCATCTCCGGTGCTGTTGTGCCCTCGAGCAACGCTATCGGCCTGCACTTTTACCCCATTTGGGAGGCTAATTCACTTGACGAATGGCTCTACAACGGTGGTCCTTACCAGCTGGTTGTTTTCCACTTCCTCATCGGCGTCTTCAGTTACATGGGCCGTGAGTGGGAACTTAGCTACCGACTGGGTATGCGTCCTTGGATTTGTGTTGCCTACAGCGCACCCGTTGCTGCTGCTACTGCAGTGTTCCTCGTATATCCGTTTGGACAGGGTTCCTTCTCTGACGGTATGCCTCTCGGCATTTCAGGAACATTTAACTACATGCTTGTTTTTCAGGCGGAGCATAATATCCTCATGCACCCCTTCCATATGCTTGGGGTGGCTGGTGTATTTGGCGGTTCTCTTTTCTCTGCTATGCATGGATCTCTGGTCACTTCTTCCCTCGTTCGTGAGACGACAGAGGTAGAGAGCCAGAACTACGGTTACAAGTTTGGCCAAGAAGAGGAGACCTACAACATCGTGGCAGCTCACGGCTACTTCGGTCGCCTGATCTTCCAATACGCCTCCTTCAACAACAGCCGCAGCCTGCACTTCTTCCTGGCCGCTTGGCCGGTAGTCGGCATCTGGTTCGCTGCTCTCGGAGTTAGCACGATGGCCTTCAACCTGAACGGCTTCAACTTCAACCAGTCACTGCTTGATAGTTCTAATCGTGTCATCCCGACTTGGGCAGACATCCTCAACCGCGCCGGCCTTGGCTTCGAGGTGATGCACGAGCGTAACGCTCACAACTTCCCCCTCGACCTGGCCGCTGCTGAGTTCACTCCAGTGGCGCTCAAAGCTCCGGCTATCGGCTGATCTATCAGCCCTCAACCATCCTACCCCCGGCCTCACACCGGGGGTTTTTAGTATAAAGCTTTATGATCACCAACGAAACCCCGTACAAACTCGCGGAAATAATCCGTGACACATGGCCTGGATTATTTCGCCTACCTCATGATAGAATCGAGTCATGGAACACTACCCGCAAATCCTCCACCTCTCCTACAGAGAGTCAAAGCCCGACAACGAATACAAGTGGCTCTACGTAAACCTTGTATTCAGAGTCACAGACGAGTTTGATATCATTGCCTGCCAGGGCAGAGCGGAGGAGTGGTCGAGAACCACACTCTACGAGGTAGAGGACGCGGAAGAGATCCATAACCACTATCTTCATACCAGCATGAAGTTTGAGGATGTCGAGAACTCGGATTTTAAAAAACTATCCTCCTTTACCACTGAGCCGGAGTTTGACATATCCGACAAGAAGCGCACGGGCTTAGCCCTCAACCCATCCTACATTCTCCAGTACATAGAGAAGTTCAACGTTTTCACCTACAAGGAGTACGTTGAGGACAACATCGTCACCAGAGCGGCTCTGTCGATGCTAACAGATTTAAAGGATGGTAAATTAACCGACTCTAGATTTGTTCCTTTCAGCGCTCTTACTCGCTGCATCGATACGCTTAACACTTTCTGGGACTGATTATGGACTTCCAATTCTACTACTTTTCGCTATTCGCCATCTTCGCTGTTGTCATATATATGATGGCCGTAGATCCTAACGTAAGCAAGTTCATAATCCTCCTCATGAAGATGGGACGGCTTAACATCTCTAGAACTATCTTCTGGTTAAAATTTTACCCTCGACTGCGCTTCGACACCGCGCTGCTCAAATGGAAATCGCGTCAAGTTATTAAG